TTAGGTAAGATTATAGAGGAGAAGTTTCCTAAAATAACACCATTAAAATTACCTACGCTCAAGAAAATTGAATTACCTAAGCTTAAAAAAGTAGAATAATATGAGACCGAGAGAGTTTGTAACCTGGTTAAATGGGTTTGTAACCGCTTGTAATAGTTACCTACCTACCCCTGCACAGTGGGATGAATTGGTTGAAACTTTAAAGAAAGTAGATTTAGACTCTCAAAAGATGACTGTATTTGATGAAGAGAAGAGTTTATTTCTAGGTAAAGTAACTGTTCCGAAAGACTACTGGAAGACTAATAATAATAAAGAAACATTACATGACTAATTCAACTACCGATACTTTAAGTATATGTCCGAAATGTGGATCAGATGCTTGTTATACTACACCTCTAAATGCCACTGTTAACAGTTATTTTTGCTTTGGATGCGGGTATCAAACAACCGACTTGCAGAAAGAAGGGGAGGTTGATTTAGAAATGCTAGAGGAGACTATGCCTGATCTTTATAAAGATTTTAAATTTATAGATGAAGAGAAGAGAGTATGGTACCCTTCAGCAATTAACATCCCGGAAAAAGGTACTGCTTTTCTTAACGTATCACCTAACAAGTCAATTGAATGGTGTGCAATTAAGGTAAGGTCCCTAACAGAAGCCGAGCAAAAAGAACTCTCCAATAAGAATATTAAGCACAAGTCTGATGCTAGTACTTTAAAATTCTTTGGAAACGACTTTATTGAGGCCCTTGACTACATTAACTTCTTTAGTAAATGACCCCGTTTATTTCCTACGCTATACCTGTCTGCAACGAAGCTACAGAGCTCGATCAACTACTAAATCTTTTAGGGAGTTGCAAAAGAGAAGGAGACGAAATTGTAGTTCAATGCGATCAAGGAAATACGACCCGGGAAGTTTACGAAGTGTTAGATAAGTATACTTCTAAGATTAGAGTTATTGAATACCCTCTTAAAGGTAACTTTGCAGCATTTAAAAATAACCTAAAGCAAAACTGTAAAGGAGCTTGGATGTTTCAAATAGATGCTGATGAATTATTTCACCCGGAGCTATTGCAAGCGTTGCCGGAGATTTTGAGAGACAATCCAACGGTAGAGTTGATTTGCCTGCCCCGGATCAATACAGTAGAGGGGCTTACGCAAGAGCATATACAAAGGTGGGGGTGGAGAGTAAGCGAGAAGGGCTGGGTTAATTTCCCTGACGTGCAAACACGTATACTTCAAAATGCACCGCATATAGCTTGGGTAGGTAAAGTGCATGAAGTAATAACCGGGCACAGGAGCCATGCAGTGTTGCCGCTAGAAGAATTATACTGTATCTTACATCACAAAGATATACTAAGACAAGAAAGACAGAATAAGCATTACGAAAGCCTATAGTTAATAGATGAAACGCATAAGACTTTATTCTTTCCATAAAGGTATTTCTCCGGACAGATTCGACGGTAACAATACTAAATACCTGCTTGAAAAATTATCAGAAACTTACAATGTAGAGTGGAAAGATTTAAGAGGGGATAGTACAGTAGTCCACGAAGGCGTCCCTATATCTCACGGCTCTATTTTAATATTCGAAGATCCAGAAACAGGTAAGTTCAAAACTTACGACTTCGGAGATAGCCCTAAAATAACAGTACAGTTATCGAAATCAGCATTATTTGACGGAGCTGCTATAGGGCAATATAATGCTACGTTTTGGGATAGTATTGTACCCGATCCAGAAGTACGGCGTAAGGTACAGCCAGGTCCTTATCCGGAGACTTACTGGAACTTAGGGGTTCAGAACTACGAAGCATTCAAGGAGTATAGAAAAGCTATTCAACTGGATAGTAGACTATATTGGAGAGGGAGTTTGTATAATAGCGGAGTTCCAGAGGAGTACCTAGGAGTTCGAAAAGCTATAGAGTTATTACCTGACCTTACTGCGCCAGAAGAATTATATTTTGGACTTTACCCTATTTCATTCGACCAATATCTACAAGAAGCTGTTAGGTTTAAATTAGTACTTTCGATTGGCGGCGGTGGAGGATGTGTATGCGGAGATTTTTGCTTTAGAGATATTGAAATGTACGGACTCGGTATACCAACAATCAGACCGGTATACGCAGTGACAGCAGTTCAGCCTTTGATCCCCGATGTACACTATATAAGCGTACCTGCAGAATTTGATAATACTTACAGGTATAGAAAACCAGAGCAGCTAGCTCGAGATATTTTAAAGAGGTATAGAGAAGTAATTCAAGACAGAGACTACTTAGACGAGGTTGCTAGTAATGCTAGAAACTGGTACCTGCAAAATATAACATACCCGAATATAACTAATCTAATAATTAATTCTTTAAATCTATGATACAAAAACAAATAACTTACGAAGATAAAACCCTGACGATATCCTGTCATCAAGATTTGATCTATAATCTTATTGAATCTTCAAATACATTTTTTGAAGAATGGCTCCTTACCCCGTTGAGGAGTAAGATTAAGTCATTTGATTTTACTGTAGATATCGGAGCGAATATAGGAAATCATGCTATGTTTTTTAAGGAAATATGTAATGCTAAAACAATAGTATGCTTCGAACCGCTTCCTGAGAATGTCAAATTACTTAAAATAAATTGCCCGGAGTGTATACTTTACGAAATCGCCCTCTCCTCTACAGATGGAATAAAATTCCTACAACATACTGATGGAATTAATAATAACTCCGGAACAGCTAAAATAACAGGTAACGAAGGAATTCCTGTTCAATCCGCTGCTTTAGATAGTTTTAATTTTAAAAACGTTACCTTTATTAAGATAGATGTAGAGGGACATGAAGTAGAAGTCATTAAAGGTAGTATAAACACTATTTCAAAATACAAGCCTGATCTTCTTGTAGAGTTACATTTAGGAATTTACCCTCAAGATATACTCAACGAACTTCCAACAGGTTATACGTGTGAGTATATAGGAAAAGAAAACCACTACATATTTAGTTTCAATGAAAAATAATTTACTAATAGGAGCTATTAGCGGTAACTACACCGTAGAAGATCTTAAGCCCTGGGTTAAATCTTCTGCTTTTGAAGACGTAGAACGGACTCTACTACTCTACAACAGGGCAGGTAATAGTTTAGAACCATACTTAAAGGATAATAACATACACGTTGTAGTACCGGACTTCGACTTTTGGGGCCAAGGTGTTAGTACTTTTACAACTAATACCGGTACCTTAGATATAAGGAGTTCGTATACGATAGTACATAACATGAGGTTCTTTCATATTTGGAAATACTTATGTGATAGTTCGTACGATAAGGTCCTAATTACAGACGTTAAGGATGTTTGTTTTACTAAAAACCCTTTTGACCTTTTAGAGAAGGGTAAGCTAACTGCAACAAGTGAGGTAGTATTGTACAAAAACGAAGCTTGGAATCAAGAACACCTACACTATAATTTAGGCCTTATAGGACTCTCAAGCCTACTTGACAAGCCCGTACATAATGTAGGAGTCTTTGGAGGTGATCACGGCTTAGTAAAAGACATGTGTGCAGATATTTACCTACTATCCTGCGGTAAGCCTAAAGTTGCAGATCAGACATCTTTTAATTATCTTATCAATACGAAGTATAAAGACGTAACTCGATTTACTTCTTTAGAGGATAAGTTAGCAGTCCATTTACATGTAATCAAGGCGGGGTTAGTTCCATTTGACTATAACACGATAAAAGACTACGCAATTATACACCAATACGATAGGTTAGGAAATGAAATACAGCATTATTATACCATACCGAAATAGAGAAGAGCATTTAGAAATACTCCTACCAAGACTTCAAGAAGTTTTTCAAAATGAATCCTATGAGATTATAGTTTCAGAACAGAACGATTCTGATAACTTTAGAATAGCTTGTGTAGAGAATATTGGATTTCAGTACGCTACAGGAAACGTTATTGTACTGCAGCAAGTAGACTACTACCCTACCGATGACGTATCTTACAAAGTAGAAGACGTGCCAGTGCTACCTGCACGCAAAGGAATTTTCTTAGACAAGGATAACAAATCGCCTAGAGACTTTTTAGATATACCGGGAGGTTATCGCAGATGGGGAACAGAGATCGATCCTGCTTTCTACGGAGGAGTTATTTGCATGAAGAGAGAGCATTTCGAAACTATCAACGGATTGAATCCTCTCTACAAAGGATGGGGTAATGAAGATGAAGATCTAAGAGAGAGGTTTGTATGGGCTGGAATACCTGTTAAGCGAAATGAAACCGGAACTTTCTTATGCCTATACCATGAAGATAATGGAGACATGAGTAAGAAAGTTAAAGAACATCAGCACGACTTCTACGAAGGAAAAAGGTACTACTCCGAGCAAGCCTATAATGATCGACACATAGGATATAAAAACCTTACTGCTGATGTAGAAGAGTTTGATTGCGGTATTGAAAACGTTAAGTGGATTAAAAGTACTAACTATAAAATAATTGTATAATGAAAATAGAAGTATCAATAGGTGAGATTGTAGATAAGCTATCTATCTTAAGAATTAAAAAAGAAAATATAGTAGATGAGCAAAAGTTAAGAAATGTTCTAACAGAGTATGAATACCTCTACGACATTGTATTCAGTGAATTACAGGTAAGTGCAGCAGACTTCCAATCGCTACATGCCGTAAATTCTGTACTTTGGAAAATTGAAGACCTAATCAGACTAAAGGAAAAAGATAAGCAGTTTGATGACTCTTTCATAGAGCTAGCAAGATCAGTTTACCAGACCAACGATGAAAGAGCAGAATTAAAAAAGCAAATAAATATTAAATACGGTTCTAAATTTGTAGAAGAAAAATCCTATGCAAAGTACTAAGTACCTTATTGTAACATGCGGCTATTTTGGTGATATAGCTTTCGCTACATCTATAGCAGAAAGATTAAGAGCTGAACAAGAGCCTGTAGTTGTAGATTATTTGATAGGGTTCCCGCAAATGCAAAGACTTCTTTCCAATGATCCTAATATACGTAATGTATATGTTTCAAATACACCAACACCA